TAAGAAACAACCTAAATTTGTAAGTAAATATTCACTAATAAAAAAGTAAAAAATGGAACAAAAAAAATGGAGTGCAGGTGCTTGGAAAAAGCAAACCGCTAAAGGAGAAGTAATTAATTTTACAATCAATGATGTTAAGTATTCAATGTGGGTTAATGCTTACAAGACAGAGGATAAGCAACCAGATTACAAGATTTATGTAAATGATTTCAAACCTAAAGAAGACACGGAAGGATTGCCGTTTTAATTATGCTAACTAAAAATAGAGATGTTTCAATAAGACAACTAAAGGAGTTGTACTATGCTCAACGTAATACCCACGTTAAATTGCACGAAATGATGTCGCAGTTAGGGTTGTTAGGCTTAGAAGACAACGAGCCTTTAGGTGCGGATATAGGTGCGAGAAGCATCGTTAAATTAGTTGAAGAGGTATTTGAATGCGATATATCAAGAAGGGATAGATCATTACGAACTACCTTTGGTCGCAAGGCTGCTGCTTATTTACTCAGAAGGTATACTAAATTGAACCTCAAAGAGATAAGCGCATATACTGGCACTAAAGACCATACCACCGCAATTCACAATATCAAACAAGCAAACAACCTAATTGACACGGAAGATTGGTTTAAGGACAAATTAAAAAGAATTTGCCAAAAGATTGAAATTACCGAAAATTAGTTTATATTTGCAAATATATAAAAATACATTAACGGAAGTCCAGACGATAATGTGTTTAGTGGTTAAATAATAGCCCCTGGTAGCTGGACTCTATTGGGGGCTTTTTTATTTTATTATGGCAAAAGACCCTGCATTCCTATTTTATAGCAGTGATTTCTTAAACGGAGTAGCTGACTTAACAATGGAAGAGAGAGGACAATTTATTACTCTCTTATGTTTACAACATCAAAAAGGTACACTTACAGACAAAACCATTAGGTTATCTTTAGGTTCGGTTTCGGTTGATGTTTTGAGCAAGTTTTTAAAAGACAAAGACGGAAATTTTTACAACGAACGGCTAAGTGAAGAGATTGAAAAACGCATTCAATTTACTGAAAGCCGTAGAAACAATGGCTCTAAAGGTGGTAGACCTAAAAATAACACAAAACCATTAGGTTTAGCTAAACATAACCTTATGGAAGATGAAAATGAAAATGAAAATGAAGATATAAATATTAATAAAAGTAAATGTACTTTTGAACAAGTTTACGAATATATGTCAATTCGGATAGGAACAGATCAAGCAAAGATTGAAGCTGAAAAATTTGTAAATTACTATGAAAGTAATGGTTGGAAAGTAGGGAAAAACCCTATGAAAAGTTGGGGAGCAGCCGCAAATAATTGGATAACAAACTCTAAACAATATGCAAAAGGAACTAAAAACAATCAACGAAAGCTTGATAAAAACGAACTCGAAAACCTTAAAAACTACAACTATATCCATTCTACTTCCTATGGAGCAGGAGATTATGACCGCCTTTTCGGGGGAACGAATGAGGAACATAAACTCTACCATATTTAAGCAGAACCTTATTTACCTTATGCAGCTTGTAGGTATCAACAATCCTGGAGATGTTAAGTTAGCAATTTTAGAGGATTGGATAAGAACAGAGTATGGTAACTTTACAATAAACGAAGTTAAAGTAGCGTTTAAGCAAATGGTAGCCAATGACTTTATAGATCACTACCAAAACTTTAGCCCTGCATACTTTAGTCAGGTTATGGATAGGTACAAGAAAAAAGCAAACGAAGTAAGAAAAATGATGCCACAGGAACGAGTTGAAGCAATACCACACTTAACCGATTTAGAGATAATTGATTACAGTTACCAGGAATATAAGGTTCTGGAAAATAGAACTTTTGACAGGTTGTTTAACCCTTTATCCGTATTTACAAAGCTTAATAGTTCAGGCATCAAGGTATGGACAAAAGAAGATGGAGCAGTTGCTAAAAAGAAACTAATGGAAATTATTACCTACAAGGCTAATAAAATGGACATCATAAGTGCAAAGCAGTACCGGGACGAATGGACTGAACAATGGTTAAAGAACCAGGCTCGAGCAGTTGCAGTAGCTTTATTTTTTGAGGAACAAATTTTACAAAACAAAACAACGTTTAAATGAGACACGGCAGTTTATTTAGCGGAATAGGTGGCTTTGATTTAGCAGCAGAATGGTGCGGTTGGGAAAACGTATTTCATTGCGAATGGAATACCTTTGGTCAAAAAGTTTTAAAACATCACTTCCCAAATTCAATATCTTACAATGACATCACAAAAACAGATTTCACTATTCACAGAGGAACAATCGACATCATTAGTGGTGGCTTCCCTTGCCAACCCTACTCAAGTGCAGGAAAGCGACTTGGCAAAGAAGATGAGAGACATCTCTGGCCGGAAATGCTTAGAGCAATTCGGGAAATTCAACCGAGTTGGGTTGTGGGCGAGAACGTTCGCGGACTTACTAATTGGAACGGGGGATTGGTATTCGACGAGGTGCAAACTGAGTTGGAAGCTGAAGGCTACGAAGTCCTCCCGTTTTTACTTCCAGCTTGTGCCGTTAACGCACCACACCGAAGAGACCGCATTTGGTTTATTGCCTACTCCAACAGCTTCAGACAATCCGGAGAAAAATACAGGCAAAATGAAACAAGACGGACTTCAAAAGAGAGCGAGAACCGGATTGCTACCAACACCAACTTGTATGGACAGCAGCAAGAACGGGGATATGACTGGAGCAGCCAAATTGTTAATGGGAGCAACAACCAGAAGTTCAGGTCAGCAAATACAAAGGACTTTGACAGATGCAGTACAAATGGAGATATTAAAGGAGAACCCTGCTCTTGCAATGGAACTTGCATCAAAAGAATTTATGAAAAGAACCAAACTTCCTACACAAATAGAGTTTGTAGAATGGATCAAAACAATAGGAACGCAGAAGGAACTATCGGAAAAACTAAATTTGAAATTAACGAAAGTAGAGCATTGGTTCAGGAAGGACAAGATAGGTTTCAGTTATCCATCAATAGAGGATTGGACTTTAATCAAGAGCCATTATCAAGTACCAATGGAGTTAGACAACAAGATGTCTTATCAAGAGTCAATAGAATGGAAGGGTCTTTTGCCAACACCGACATTACAAGAATACACGAACAGCACATTACCCCCATCACAAATAAAAAGAAACAATATAGCAGGAGTTCTTTTGAGGAAAGGTGTTTCAGCACATTCCCAACTGAACCCCCTATTTGTGGAGGAGATGATGGGCTTCCCAAAGAATTGGACAACATTACCTTTTCAAAATGGAGAAACGAAAGCATCAAAGCCTACGGGAACGCAATAGTTCCACAAGTAGCTTATCAAATATTTAAAAGTATTTGTCAATATCAAAAACTTTAGTATATTTTTGTAATATGACCGCAAACGAATTAACCAAACAAGCAATCCAAACTCTAAATAAAAACGGGTGCTTTGTATGGCGCAATAACAATCTTGCGGTTCGAGGGCGCACCTTCATAGGTCTTAAAGGAGTTCCAGATGTTGTAGGTTTTCACACCCAAAGCGGAGTAGCGGTATATTGCGAAACGAAAGCCATTGGCGATAAACTTAGCAGCTATCAAATTGCATTCTTAAACTTGGCAAAAACGGCAAATTGTTTCTGCTACATAGCAACCGAAGATAACGGCAAACTAACCTTAAAAGAATATGAACAAGAATAGCATCATATTAGAACTTTGGGAGAGCCGAGAACTAAAGGAAGCAATAGACAAAATGCAGCCTGAAGATTTACGAGAAGATTTAAGAAGCGAAATATTTAAGGTGCTATGCGAAATGGACGAGGAACGTTTAATTGATATGCGCACCCGGAACGTATTAAAGTTCTACTTGGTTAGAACTATGATTAATATGATGCAAAGTAATACAAGCCAATTTTATAGGACATACCGCAAACCTTTAGAGGTTGAATTAATAGTACACGATAGGGACGAAGATTTATTAAACAAAGTAGAAGACGAGTTGTCAAAGATGCACTGGTACAAAGCGGAACTTTTAAGAGTGTACGCTATCAAGCATAATTGCAACGCTAAAGAACTAAGCAGGGTAACAGGAATACCTTATATGTCAATACATAGGGAACTTAAATTAACTAAACGAGAACTTAAAAAACAATTACGAAAATGATAATTATAGCAGCGATATGCTTTGCAATATTCTTTGTAGAGATACACCAATTTCATAGGAAGTGGTATTTAGATTTTAAGCCATTCAGTTGCACAAGTTGTTTAGCAGCTTGGACAGGTTTAGTTTTATATTTACTACCTGCAATATGTACTGACATCATAGCGTTTGTATTTATTCCCGGAGTGTTAGCACCTTTACTTTCAAAACTAATGTGGAACTTATGGAAATAGAACACCGCAATTATTTAGACCTGCATAGACCTAACTACGAAATGGTGCAGAATGGTTATGTGCGTAATATAGATTTAAACATCTTAAAAATGTACGAGCATATTTATCGCAAGTATATGAGTCCAGATTTCATATTAACAGTATGGTGCAGCCATTGTATATTTGATATGATTAAAAGGCTTTACGAATGGTACGATTTACAACCTAAAAATAAAAAGAATGGCTAACTTTATCCACCCCACCGCTATCATTGGCGATAACGTAATTATCGGAGACGGAAACTACATTGGTGCTTATTGTATTATCGGAGACAAAGCAGAGCATAAAAAGTTCTGGAATAAAGAAAAAGGAAAAGTATACATAGGCGATAACAATGTTATTACAGGACTTGTAACAATAGACGCAGGAACTGAGATTGATACTTTTATTGGCAATAATTGTTTTATAATGAAACACGCACACATCGGACACGATTGCACAATCTTAGACAATGTAACAATTAGCTGCGGAGCAAAAATAGGTGGGCATTCTATTGTAGATCAAGGTGCTAATATAGGACTTAACGCAGTTTTACACCAGTTTGCAAACATCGGAGAGAATTGTATGGTGGGCGCAAGTGCTTTTGTAAAGGGAGATGCAAAACCAAATACTAAATATGCAGGAGTACCGGCAAGGGAAATCGGCTCAAACATAAGATAATGAAAGTAGCTATTTTATTACTTGCACAAAACAGACACGATTTAACTCAGCGTGTAATTAACCAAAACTTTTTTAACTCTGGTTATAATGCGGACTGCTTCTTAATAGACAACGGAAGCGACACGCAAGAAACGTTTAACTACCCGTTTGCCGGTTATGACTTATCAAAAGAAAAGCGAGGCATAGCAGCCGGGGTTAATGCAGGGTTACGCATAACCCAAAACTATGATGCGGTTTGTTTGTTAGCTAATGATATTTTACTTCCTGAGAATTGGTTGTCAAAATGGGTTATGTTTTCTCAACGTGTGTCAAAAACTGGCATTATTGGTATACATTGTGTAGAAGATTTGCCCCCAATAGTAGACGGAGTACATAAAACGCATACACCTTTTGGCGATAACTTTATTACCCGTGAACTTATAGATGCAGTTGGCGGTTACAATGAAGCCTATGACCCTTATGGAATGCAAGACAGAGATTATGGGGAACGTGCAACTATTACAGGCTTTACTAATTACTACTTACCAGATATGCGCTCAGAACATATAGGACACGATGTCGGTAATGGAACAGATTACAGACGAATGAAAGACGAAAGCTTGGCACGGGCGCAAAGTGTATGGGAAAAATACCAAGACATCTATCACAACCAAAAGAATATAAGATGCGAATACTTTGTATAACTTCTGCCAACTCAGGTGTAGGACTGCATAGAATTATGATGCCGATAGTACACTTAGAAAAAGAGTACGCACTTATAACAGATGTACTTAATGACGAGTTATTAGAGCAGGGTTGGGACATTGTCTTAATGAATAGAATGCTTAACGAAATAGATGCAAAGCAAATGGACACCTGGCGCACTAAGTACGGCTTTAAATTAGTAGTCGATAACGATGACCATTGGGAACTAAACGAAAGCCATTTATTGTATTTAAGATATAAGCTTAACAATATACCTAAACTAATTACCGACTACTTAAAGATAGCAGACCTTTGCACCTGCACACACGAAAGGTTAGCAGGAGAGATAAGCCCATTTAATAAGAACGTTCACATCTTACCAAACGCATTACCTTACGGGCAAGAGCAGTTCCAGGATAACAAGACCGAAGATTACAAGGTTAGATTATTCTGGAGCGGAAGCGGAACGCACGAAAGGGATATTGAAATACTAAGGCAACCTTTTAAAAGGTTACAAGGTATGAATATTAGAACTGTTATAGCAGGTTACAATGACGGGGAGAAACCTATATGGGATAAAATGATTGATGCTTTTACTTGCGGACTAAAGCTTAATCCCACGATCTATAACTATGCAAGGGTTACAGAATATATGGGTGCTTATACGGACTCAGACATTTCAGTTATCCCACTTGTAGATAACAAGTTCAACGCTATGAAGTCAAATTTAAAGGTATTAGAAACGGCTGCTAAAAAGAACCCTGCCATAGTTAGCTATGTCAATCCGTACTTAGATATGCCAGTACATTACGTTAAAAGTCAGAAGGATTGGTATAAACATATAAGAGATTTAGTAAGTGATGCGGATATGCGAAAGGAAAGCGGACAAAAGTTATTTGAGTTCTGCCAAAAGAAGTATAACTTTGACGAGATAAATTTAGACCGAAAGTATATTTATAGTAAACTATGCCAGTAACACAATGCAGTTCAGGAAAATGGAAAATAGGTAACGGCGGTTGCATCTACGATACCGAAGAGAAGGCAATGCAAGTTTGGAAAGCTATCCTTGCAGGTGGTAAATTTGCTGAAAGTTACACCGACTATCCGGAGTCAGCTACTAACAACGCAAAGAGGGCAATAGAATGGGCTGAGAAAAATGGTTGGGGTTCGTGCGGAGAAGCAACTGGTAAGGCAAGGGCAAGACAGTTGGCAAATCGTGAGCCGATTAGTAGAGATACTATTGCTCGTATGGCTTCGTTTAAAAGACACCAACAACATAAAGACGTGCCTTATAGCGAAGGTTGTGGCGGTTTAATGTGGGACGCTTGGGGTGGTACGAGTGGGATTGAGTGGAGTATTAATAAGCTAAAAGAAATAAACGGAAAATAATTTGCATACTTAAATTTTTTAATTATTAATCAACGGAAAATTTAATGGGGAAAGTATGCAGAAACACACGCAAATCTACTTACAAGGAATGGGCTATGACGCTACATCGTTTGTTCCTTGTGAGGTTTGTGGTGGTGTAGGAACTGACATACATCACATAGAAGCGAGGGGAATGGGGGGAACTAAAAAGGCAGACGTAATAGAAAACCTAATGTGTTGTTGTAGAGAATGCCATATTAAGTACGGAGACAAGAAACAATATAAAGAGTTTTTAAAAGACATACACGCAAAGAATTATGGCAAAAGGTAACGAGAATAAGAACAAAATTTCATTCGGCAAAAGGAAGCGAGGCTCTGCAAAGAAGTCCTTTAATAAGCACACCCCCAGAGAAAAAGCATATAGAGGTCAAGGACGATGAGAAAACTAAATGCTATATGGCTTCTCCTAACACATAAGGCTTACTTCGTAGCAGTATGTAAGACGGGTAAAAACGGAGACGATATGACTACCATAGGACACTACACCTATGCTATGGCAGAAACTTTGATTAACAAACATATAGCAGACGTAGACACTTACTTAGATCAAGAAGACGCAATAGACGAAGCAAACGATATAATTAACGGAATACTATGATATTATTATCAAGTCAAATAGAGAGCATAGCCTCACGCAAAGACAAAACAATAAAGCTAACTTTAGCAACCCAAGAACTAAGTCCTAAAGATGCAGCTAATTTATTCCAACTTAACCAACAGTTCTGCTACTTAGCAATTAAAGAAGAGCCATTTAGTAAAGAAGAGCAAGACATCGTAGAAAACCTTAAAGCAGACCCGGACACCTTTAAGACACCAAGCCAAAGATTAAGGGGCATCTTATACAGAACATACGAACAAGACAACGAAGGGTATAAAGATTTTAACACATATTACTTGTCAGTAATGGACAGGATATGTCAGCACTATAAAACAAAAATAGATGGGTAGGCATAAAGCAATAGAAACACCAGAGTTAATGCTTCAATACTTTACTGAGTATTGCGAGTATTGTAAAAGCAATCCTATTAAAGTTCACGATTTCGTAGGTAAAGACGGAGACGAAGTTTACAGATTAAGGGAGCGACCTTTGACAATAGAAGGCTTTGAAAACTATTGTTACAATCAAGGAATTATAAGCGATTTAGGAAGATACTTTGCCAATTTAGATAATGCTTATGAGGATTTTCGTACCATCTGTTCGCGTATTAGGAAAACAATTAGACAAGACCAAATCGAAGGGGGTATGGCAGGGGTTTACAATCCAAGCATTACTCAGCGTTTGAATAGCTTAGTAGAGAAGTCAGAAAACAAACACGAAGTAAGTGAGATCAAAATAACTTACGATAGATAATGCAGACAGTAGGCTTGAAGTTACATAACCCACACCCAGCGCAAAAGCAAGTAATTGAATGCGATAGTAGGTTTATTGTAATGATGGCAGGGAGAAGATTTGGCAAGTCCTTGATTAGTCAAACGATTAGCATAGACACGGCAGTTAATAAAAAGCGAGTAGCTTACATTACACCTACTTACCAATTAGGCAAAATATTCTTTAAGGAAATAGTAGACCTGTTGCCATTAGAGATATACTCTAAGAACGAAAGCGACCTGGTTATTACTTTCATAACGGGTGGCTCAATTCGTTTCTTTACAGGGGAAAGGTTAGACAATCTTCGTGGTTTAAAGTTTCACTTAGCCGTAATAGACGAGGCTTCCTTTATACCTAACTTGGAAGACGGGTGGCTCAACTCGATAAGACCTACCTTAACTGACTATAAGGGTAAAGCTATATTTTTAAGCACCCCTAAAGGTAAAAACTACTTCTTTAGTTTGTTTAGCAAAGCCGAACCCGATTGGCAAAGCTTTAAGTTTACGACATACGATAACCCTTACATTGATCCAAACGAAATAGACGATGCTCGTAAGCAACTGCCAGAGGTTGTATTTGAGCAGGAGTATATGGCAAACCCTGCGGAGAACGCAGCAAACCCTTTCGGCACTCAACATATACGCAAGTGCTTACACCCGGTAACTACAATGCCGGTAGTAGCTTATGGAATTGATCTGGCGAAGTCGGTCGATTGGACTGTAATAGTAGGTTTAGACGAAGACGGGAATGTGGCTTATTTTGACCGCTTCCAAATGGATTGGCACAATACCAAGCAAACTATCCTTAGGCTGCCTAAATGCCCTATCCTAGTCGATTCTACGGGGGTTGGAGACCCGATACTCGAAGACCTGCAAAGAGAAGGGGTAATGATACAAGGATTAAAGTTTACAAGTTCAAGTAAGCAGCAGCTAATGGAAGGGCTACAAGCTGCGATACATCAAGGTAAAATAGGCTATCCTGAGGGGATAATAAGCCAGGAGTTAGAAGTATTTGAGTATCAATACACGGCAACCGGAGTAAAGTACTCAGCACCTTCAGGCTTTCACGATGATGCGGTTGTAGGCTTGGCTTTGGCTTGGCAGAACTTCAGCCTTAAACGTGGCACGGGTAGGTATGCCTTTCTATAAATGCAACAAGGTTACAAAAATAAATTTGGTGGATTGTGTAGAACTTGTATATTTGGTTATTATTTAATCAAAACACAAACACAATGAAAAAAGAAACCGCACAACTTTTAGCCGTATTTTTAGTAGCTTGTTACCTTATTGGACAATTACAAGACATCTACTCAAAATGATCTACGCTATCTGCCTTCTGCTAATTGCGACAGGTTTTGTAATGGCAGCATTAACTGACTATTTAATTAAACACAATGACACAAAGCGCAAAAGAATACATAGACAAGTATTACGCAAGTGAGCCAATTAGTATAATGATGTCTAACATTGATGCTACCTATCTGGAGATACTTACCTACTGCAACGATAAGGGTTACGAACCTGCAAAGCGTAGATTAAGGAAACCAGAACATAAGTCACAAATTGGCTTTTTTGACATTGAGAATTACAAACCCGAAACAATATGAGTTTTTATTTTGATGATGATGGATATTTTGGTATTCCAAGAATATCAGTTAATAGAACAGAACCATATAAACTACAAATAAACAAACCAATGGAACTACAACAAATCTTCGAAACAACAAAAGAGCAAAGGAATGAGTTTACCTATCAATTAATTGAACGCTTAAACGCGGGGGAACTTGATCCGTTAAAAACACATCTACAAGTTAAAGCCTTAGAGGATATGCTCGAAACCCTAAAGGCAAACAAGGACTACAAAGATGCGGTATTACAAGCAGCCGTTCTTAATGGCAAGGACTTTGAGTATATGAGTGCAAAGTTTAACATTCGCGAGGTCGGAGTTAAGTACGATTATAGCAAATGCGAAAGCCCACAATACGAGGAAATTATGGCCGAGTACAATAGCGCAGCCAAAGCCAAAAAGGATATGGAAGAGTTCCTTAAGAAAGTGCCACATCAAGGACTTGATATTATAAACGGAGTTACTGGCGAGGTTACCAAAGTTTACCCCCCTGCCAAGAGTAGCACAACAAGTGTAGCCGTATCTCTAAAGTAATAAAAATATTATACTTCTTTACAATTTGCTTACCTTTGTTTGCAGTAGCTTACATCGGTGGGCATCTTGTATATATTATAAAACAATTAAAATGATACTTTTACCATTCGCAATAATTATAGTAATTTTAGCTATAATTGAAGTTAGGGATATGTACAACCAAACGAAATGATAGTAGCAATAATATGTTCTTTAATCTCAGCAACCATTATATCAATAGTATGGGTTCGATTAATAGATCAAAGCAATAAGATACTTGAACAAGACAAAAAAGAAAACAAATGACTTGGAACGAATTAACGATTTGGCAGTACCAACAGATTTATCCAATAGTTACTAAGCCTGAAAAGGATTGGACTAACTTAGACGTGGAAAG